ATCGAGGCCCGACCAGGCGACACTAACTTTGGTCGCCATCGAAGACCTCCCGGCAGACCACGTCGAGCTCGACGTCGCGCTCCTCGCGATTGATGACGGTGTCGATGTGAAAGAGGCGCCCCTCGAAATGCACGCGCGCGTTCGGCGTCGTGAGGCCGGGATGAAAGCGGCCCCTGAACGTCACGGTCCCGATGCCTTCATTGAGCACGGCGCAGTACCAAGTCGCTGGATCCAAAGGGAGATAGCCACTGCTGCCGTTTGGCACATCGAGCGTGACGAGATGCCGCAGGGATCCGGTATTCATGCGAGGGTCGGGTCTTTGTAGAGGCCGAGGAGGAAGTCGACCGTCTCGATGGCCTTGCGCAGTTCGTCGGCCGCTTCGGCGCCGCCGCGGCGTTCGTTGAAGGCATCCAGCATCAACTTGATGGCGTGCTGCACGACGCGCGGGACCGTCGTCTCGGTCCACGTGGGATCGGCCGCGTCGAGCAGCCGCCCGATCACGTGTTCCTGCGCCGCCTCAACGAGCGCGGTGATCTCGGTGTCGTGGGCCGTATCGGTGATCCGTAGTTGTTGCTTCGCGGCCGTCAGTGATAGCAACGGGACGGGAATGACGACACGCGAGAAGTCGAGGGTCATGTCTTCGCCAGCTCGCCCACGGTGGCGGCGACGGCTTCCTCGGTGGGCTCGGCAGGGAGGGCCGGCGGCGCGGGCGCGGGCGTCGCAAACGGGTCCGCGGCATCCCGTTCCGCCAATGCCTTCAGCGAAAACATTTGCTGTTGCATGTACGGCGTGTCGCCGCCTGGCACGGGGCCGAGCCCAAAGTATTTCCACCGCGCTTCGTTCGGCGTCAACGCCCCCGCGCTGATCCCGTCGCGCGCTGCGTTGGTGCGCGTCTCGGTTGCCATCCAGATCAGGACATCGATGTCGAACTCGGTCCCGTAGGGCGCCGGGAGTTCGAGCCCTTCGTCGAGCGTCGTCTCGAGCGCCGTCATGTGGACCTGCAGGCACTGCGAGTGGTACTGCAGCTGCGTCGCTTCGCTGTTCGCGTAGGGCGGCTGCTTGCTCGAATCGATGTAGGAGATCGGCACGCCGAAGCAGCCGGCGATCGTCGCCACGGTCGCGTTGTGCTGTTCGGAGAGCTGCGAATCGACGGCCGACGTCCCGATGTCCTGGTACTTCATGCCGTAGCCGACGATGGCCGTCTTGCCGGGGCCGAGGCTGTGCCACGTCGCGCTGAGCCGTTCGGCCGTCTTGGGATCGATCTCCGTGGGCGCGACGAGCAGCCCGCTCGGCCGCCCGCCTTTCGAGAAAAACTCGATGCTGCCCGCCTGGATGGTGTTGGCCTCGAGCGCCGCGGCGCCGCAGGCGTAGAGCGGCGAGAGGCCCACGAGTGGATGGAACGCACAGTTCCAGCGGTCGTGGATGATCTCGCGCGCCGGCACCCCGAGCTCGCCCTGCGGCAGGCCCGCCAGGTCGTGCGCCTGCAGCTGGTAATAGACGCTGCCATCCGGCGCCACGAGCGGCGTCACGCGGTTCGGGTCGAGCACGTACAGCGCAATCACGACGCCGCGCGCGTCGCGGTCCTTGAGGACGTACGTGTTGCCGTAGAGCAGCTTCGAGAGCATCCATTGCTCGATGAATTGCCCGATGGTCTGATAGCGGTTCGGCTTGCGGAGGACCGGCGAAAACGCCGGGCTCGTCGCTTCGGACCAGATGCCGTCGGCATCGAGCGCGACAAGTCGCAGCGGGGTCTTGCTGATGTCGGAGCTGATGAGCGAGACGCAGCGGAACACGGTCGGATTCGACAGGGCCGTGTCGACCCGGATCTCCTGGTTCATTTGCCAGGCGCCCGTGAACGGTTCACGGACGGTGATCGGCAGCCACGCGCTCGACCCCACGGGGCGCGCGAAGGCCGATCCCAGCCGCGATCGAATCGTGCTGAGGACGCCCATCGGTCAGGGCCTCAGGCGGGCGGCTCTTCCATCGCCGACGCCGGCGCCGGATACGCCGCCGCGGTCAAGTACTTCACCGCGTTGGCGTTCGCCTTCGCCCAGTTCACAAACCGTTCCGCGCGCAGGCCGACGGTGTTGGTTTGCCAGAGTGAGACATAGACCGTCGTGGCATCGGCCGGAGATGCCGGCGCGCTGTCCATCTGCAACGACGCTTCTTGCGAGGCGTCGATCTCGATGCCGCCGTCGGCATAGAGAATCAACTGCGGCTGCAGGGCGATCACGTTGGTGCCGGCCGCCTGGCTCGTGATGAACGTTAAGCCGCGGTAGCTGCCACCGTTGATGCCGATGCCAGGGAACAACGGCGAGCCGTCGAGGTTCGTCCGAAACGACAGCGATAAGGCATTCGCCGCGGACATGATGAACGTCACGCCGTCGACCGCGATGTTGTTCGCGGCGAAATGCGAAATCAGCCCCATGATGTCGGCGAGCGGACTCGCGGTCGCCGCGGCGGTGGGCGCCCCGTTCGTGATCGACGCCGGATTCACGCCGACGACCGCGGCCACGGCGGGGTCGATGAACTGCGCGTCGAGGAACTGCGCGATGCCGGCGACCATGTCCTTGCGGACGAGGTCCTCGGCGTTGGGCTCCGAGAGCATGATCAATTCTTTGGTGAGCACGATGATCCCGGCCGCCTTGGCGATCCCGAGGGACGTCGAGGTGAACGCCAGCTTCGTGACGGGTTTGGGCTTGCTCTCTCCGACCCAGCCGTACGTGCCGCCCGCGCTCTGCGAGGGCACTTTGCAGTTGAAGGGCACCAACCGTAGGCCGGGAATCTTGCCGAGGATCGTGGCCGGCCGCAGCAGCTCGATGAAGTCCTTCGCGACGGTTTGGGTCACCAGGGGACCGGCCCATGTCGCATCGGTCACCGTGCCGGGGGCGACGGCCGCCTTGAGGTAGAGCGCGACCTCCGGCGTGTCCTTCCACCGCTCTTCGGCGTAGGTCACGGCATTTTGTCCGCTCCCTAACTGGCCCGTCCGCTCGAGCAGGCGCGCGCACGCCGCGCGCACGAACTGGGTCCCGATCGGCACATTCGGCCGGACGGAAATCGCCGGCAGCGTCGGCGTCGTGAATGACTTCACGACCGGTACCGGGGTCGCGGTCGTGATCTGTAGCTTTTCGTGGTCGCGCCAGCGCGCGAGGTCGGCGTCAATGCTCTTGACCTGGAGGGTCAGACCGTCGTGTTCGGCGGCCGGCTCGGTCTCGAGCGTCGCGCCCTCGCCCGCGGCAGTTTCCATGATCTCGGTCATGCGCGCCGCCAGGGCCGCCCGCTTGTTTTCGAGGTTCTGAATGTGTTCGGCGGTCGTCTGCTTCATGGCGGGCTTCTCCTGCCGCGGCGGTGCCGCGAGCGATTTCACGAGCAAAATTGAGGCACTCGCGTTTGATGGAATCGTCACGAGCGAGAGCTCGTACACGTCGGTCCTGAGGAGGCGGATTCCGCCGTCCTTCAAGCGCTGCATCGCGTTGACGACTGGGCGGTAGCCGATGCTGACGCCGGTCAGCAGCCCGGCTTTGATGGAGTGCCACGCTTCGTCGACGCGGTCCTTCACGCGACCAGGCTCGTCAATCGTGGGAATGGTCGCTTCGAAGAGGATGCCGTCCGGTGTCGAGGTCAGGCGGGCCGAGCCGATGGGTTGCTTCTGGTCGTGATGGAAGAGGAGCGGAATCGGATTCCGAAACGTGACGCCGGCCGGGTCGATACTGTGCCCTTGCCGGTCGAGTTCAGGCGTGGACGCGATGCCGGCGAATGTCCGGCGCTCCGCATCCACCGATTTGATTTCGAGTAAGGCGTAGGCGCGATCCATGCGGATGCGCCAGTGTCAACGATTTATTTCGGCTTGGGAGGATTTGGTCTCAGGCTGTCACACAGCACCCGACGCACCCACTCGGGCAGGCTCACCCCGTCCTGGCGGGCTTTCGTGTAGATGTCGTCGTACTGCTTCGCCGACACGCGGAAATGGAGTTCCGCGGAGGGTTCGCGTTCCTTGCGCGGCGGCTTCATCCAAACACCAGCATTTCATAGCCGGGTGACGGCGTCCGCGCGTTGCGGTCCATCAGGTCGACCGCCATCACGAGCGCGACGACGGCATCGATGCGTTCCGTGGACGCGACTTTCGACGGTTTCAGGTTGCCGGCCGGGTCACTGTCGACCGCGACGTTGCTCACGCACCAGCGCAACACCGGATGCCCGTCGTGCCGCAGTTGCCGCGCGAGAATGGCCTTCTCGAGAGATTTCGTCGGCGCCGACAGGGACGCGAAGCCTTGGCGCATCGGCACACACCGGATGCCGTCCTGCTTCTCAAGCCGCGAGACCAAGTCGGTCGCGTTCCAGGGATCGAACGCCACGAACTGCACGTCGAAGTCCGCACACCACACGAGGAGCGCCTGGCGCACCACTTCGTAATCGATGGCGGGGCCGGCAATGGCCGGCAACCAGCCGTCGCGCGCCCACTGGTCGTAGGGGACTTTATCCCGCCGCGAGCGTTCACGAATCCGATCCGCCGGCACGAAACACTGCGCCAGGACGTCGAAGCCGTCCTCATCCGGAAACACCCCGACGAGCGCGGTAAGATCCGTCGTCGAGCTCAAGTCCATCCCGACGTAACAGCGCCGGCCGCGGAGCGACGCGCGAGTGATCGGTTGCTGGCACGCATCCCAGGCGGCCATCTGAATCCACCGCGACGACTGCTCGGTCCACTGGTTCAGGTACAGCCGGCGGAAGTTGTTTTCCTGCGCCGGGATTTCCCTGGCGCGCGCGCAGGCGATTTGCATTTCCTCGAGGCTGCGGAAATCGCCCAGCGCCGGATTCGCTTTCCGCCACACTTTCTCGCTGGTCCAGTCCGCGGCCGCCGGCGCCTCGTACAGGATCGGCAGGAACGTCGGGTCGAGGGCCGGATGGTCCGCGACCTTCGTCGCGTGTTGATAGAGCTCCCAGAGAATCGAATGCCGGTCAAAGCCCGCCGTCGAAATCGCCAGGAGCAACGGTTGCTTCCGCGCCCCCATCGACGTCGAGAGCACGTCATAGAGTTCGCGACTCGGCGCCGCGTGCAGCTCGTCGTAAATCACCATCGAGGCATTGAACCCATGCTTCGAGTACGCCTCGGCCGAAATCGCGCGGTAGAAGCTCCCACTCGTGCGATGGACAATCCGCTTCTGCGAATCGACGATGTAGCACTCGGCGTTCAGGGCCGGGTCGTTCCGAATCATCTGCGCCGCGACCCCGAACACGAGCGAGGCCTGGTCCTTATCGGCCGCCGCGGAATACACCTCGGCCCCCTGCTCGCCGTCGGCCAGGAGCCCGTAAATCGCCAGGGCCGCCGCCAGCTCCGTCTTCCCGTTCTTTCGCGGCAGCATCAGCAGGCACGTCCGGTACTGACGGACCCGGTCCGGCCGTTTTTTGAACAGCCGCTTCAAAATCCGTACCTGCCAGGGCCGCAGGTGGAACGTCTGGCCGGCAAAGGCGCCCTTGGTATGGGTCAGGCTGTTGACGAAGGCGATCGGGTCTCTGGGGGCCGCTGGTGGCCCCAAGGGGCCATCGTCGCGAATGGGTGCCTTCCGGTTCCACCCGCCACGCCGGTCCCGTTTCACCGGGGTCAGGACGGGTTCGGGCATGGGTCAGAAACCGTCAAAATCCTTAGCAAAATTGCTAGGCAAAGCCTGTGCGTGGGCCGCAGGTTTCCC